ACCACCGCGCCCGTGCCGTTCGCTCCGGCGGCGTCCAGTTTCAAGGTGGAGGCCGTGCCCGGTGCGGTCAGCGTACCATTCTGCAAAATAGCTTTCCACGCGGCGCTGGACGCGCCCATGTCCACGGTATGCGCCGCCGCGTCGTTATCCTTGATGATGTTGATTTCCCCGGCGTTCAACCGCAGGCCGCCCGTCCATTCCCACACATTCCCCACAAGGTCCGCGATTCCGGCGGGGCTGTTGTCATGCCGCCAACTTACAGGACCGGAACCCGTCAGCGTCCGCCCGTGCTTGTCGTCGTCTCGCACGCCAAGCGCGCCTGCACCGGGGGCAAGCGTGCCCGTTTCATGCTTGGCTTCATGATGCTGGCCCCACCAAGAATTTCCGCGCGGCTGAAAGCCCGTCTTGAGGCCCAGCGCCCCCAGCAGCGCCCATTCGGCATTCGTCATGAGGTGCCAGCCCGTACCCTTTTTCTTGCAATAAGATACCGCACTGTCAAAGTTCAGGTAGTTAGCCGGGTCCATGCCCGGCAGGCTCACACCGTAGCCATCAACAACCGTGGCTGGATACACGCCGATGAAAAGCTCGCTTTTCTCTACCCCGTTGACAATAAAGGCCGGATGCGTCCCCGTCAGCCCCAAGTCAGGGTACAAATCTTCAATATTGCACTTCGGGATACGCCGCATATAGTTGGGGTGCCCGCCATCGTCATACAGCACGGTCACAAGACCGCCCGTGGCCGCTTCCACGCTGGCCCGCAAGGTATCTTTCGTGATAATGGTCGCCATGTTTTATTCCTCCGTCTTGGATTCCTGAACAGTCCACAAAATCAGCCGCACGGCGGCCATATCCTCTTCATCCAGCGGCACGCGCTCAATCTGCGTCGTGGGAATGGAACTGATGCACATCGGGTCCAAGTCGTCCGGCACATCCACTTCCGCCAAAGTCACCGGCAGCGGCACGTTCTCGTAGCGTGCCGGGGGAATAAACAAATTCGCCACATACTCCGTCCCGTTCTCCACGCCTTCGGTCAGCTTGCCGCCGATTCCGCGCACCACATCAACCGTAACCTGTCCGTCGCCTTGCAAGACCGCGCAATCGAACACGCGGGAATCTCCACCCACGGAGAGCGTCACCTGTACGCCGTCCACGTCAACCACGGGCCACGGCCCGGAACCGTTCCTTTCAATCTGCATGATGCCTCCTTATATGCCCGGATGCTGAACCAGAAGGCGCACATCAACGTCGTCCGCGCTTCCTGTCATGGTCAGCTTGAAGCCGTTCTTCAATTTGTCTTTGGCGCTCACGTCCCCGTGCTGGTACGAGCCGCCGGAACTCCCCATAATTTCCACGGCCACCGTGTATCCGTTATCCGGCATGACGCAGTTCAGGGGCACGGCCACGGATGCGGGCGACTTCTGAATCGTCGGCCAGCCGGGTTCGCGCCGGGCGCTGTCCGTTATCGTCACCCGCTCAAGATAGGGGTCGTTCTCTTCCGTGTTCCCGGCAGGAATCTGGGCGCGGGCCAGTTCAATGCCCCCGGCGGGAAGTACCCCGTTCAACGTCGTGGCCGCCACGTCGATGATGCCCGCATCCGTCAGGAACATATAAATGATGACTATTCCCGCTTTATCCGTGGTGTTGCTGGCGACGCTGGCCGTGTTTTCCTGATTTGCCACCGGGTACTGTCGTCCGTTCATGAACACCGCGCCGTCGCTGGCCGATATGTTCCGCGTGGCCGTTTTTGACTTGGAAAGCACAACACCGGACTTGATCCCGCGATTTTTGATGGTCGCGCTTATTTCCTGAAAACGGGCCTTGCGTTGGGCATGTTCCCGCATGGCAAGCCCGCCCAAGTCCAGCGCCAGCAACAGACCGGCGAAAAGGCTTTCCTGCATTTCCGGCGAATAGCTTTCCACCGTGCCTTCCATGCCGTCCATTTTCTTTTTCAGATATTGGGTACGGTTCGCCAGTTGTTTGGCCTGTATGTTGTCGATTCCGTCTTCACCGCCAACCACGGGGTCCGTAAGCTCAATGCGGTAAATCCCATCCGGCCATTCCGCCGTTTCCTTCAAGTTCGCCATGCTCCACCTTCCTAAAATTTGATGGTCCACGTTCCCACAATCTCGATGTCGTCCTCTTTTTCGATGGTCCCCCGCGTCTTCCGCGCAAAAAGGGTCCCGTCCGAACAAATCAGCCCGAATTCTCGGATTGCCTTGCCGTTGGCTTCGCCCGCACCGATTTTGAACGCGAAAGCCGCCTCGCCCGTGGCCGGATATGTGCAACCCGTGACCGGCTTCGTGTAGGGTTTCGTCAGCCCAGCGTCGTCCGGGCTGGGGCCGTCGCCGTTGGTCCCCACGCCGATTTTCGTTACCGTCTTGCCGGACCCGTCCCCGCCTATCAGCCGGGCCAAGGCGTCACGCGCAGAGGCCATAATCATATTGTCGTCCCGGTAATGCTCCATTTCCCGGCCAGACTTGAACACCCGGATTTCAAAACTTCCCCGAAGCCGGGCTTCATCCCTGAATTTCATGTTTCCATCTCCTTGCCGCCGTAGTGCGGTTCGCCGCCATGGTTGGCTTTGCCGTTGTGCAGCGTGTAGCGCATCACGCTGACGCCCATGGCGTCCGATAAGGTGAAGGCGTCCTTCATATTGTCCGCCCCTTCCATGCGAAGGGTTGCGGCGTACACGTCGGATAACGCCTGATAGGTAAAGACGGGCGCGTATTCTCCGGCTGTCGCCAGCCAGCCCCACAACGCATGGGCTGCACTCCTGTTGTGCCGGGCGTGTCCGTCATGTCGCATGGCGCAAAAACCGGCATTGCCGCCGAATTGGCCTCGCAGGCGGGACCCGTCGTGATAAAACGCCCTGTTTCGTATGCTGATAAGACGCTGGCCGTGCGAAAGGCTTCCGTCGTGGTAGCGCCCCACGGTGTCCACGACGGACACGTTCAAAGCCGTGGCCGTGAAGTCCCGCACGGGCACAAAATCCCGGCAGACGGCGGAAAGCCGCGTTTTCACCATGTCCAGCGCGGGCGCGTCCAGACCGTCACGGCGTCCTTGTCCGTCGTGCAAAAGCGCGGCGTTATGCTTCGGGGAATATTGAACACGGTCCGTCATGCGGGGCCGAACGGCCACGGCCAGCGGGTCAAGTTGCGCGTCATGCCGATAGCCGCGCGGTTCCCATGGCGTATGAACGGCGGTTCCGCCATAAGCAAGCCGCCCGTTATGAACGCGCAACAGTCCGTTGTCATGACGGATGGAACCATCATGCAGGGGAAAGCCCCAAGGCCGCGAATCCTCATAATCGGGGACGACGGCAAGCCGCTGTTCGTCCGAAAAGTCCGCCCTGTCCTCCATTCTCATTTGCCATGACAGGGCGCGAAGAATGGAACGCGCGGGCTTGTATTCATTCACCAGCCATCGGAACCAGTCCATGACGTCCCTGTCCAGACCGGATTCGGGGACCTCAAGCCGTACGTCGAATTGCGCCCAGCACAACCCCGCGTTATAAGTGGCTCCGCTATTGTGGGACAGGGCCGCGTTATGGCGGCGCACGTCGTTGACCGGTAGAATTTCAGCCCCGGCAAAGCCGTTTTCGGCCAGAATCCGCACAAGCCCCTGAACTTTGCCGCCCAGCTTATGCCACGCAAAGGCATTGACCACGCGGCGGCGGTAACTTTCGTCGCTGTCGTAACGGGTCCGAAGAACCCCACGGCTGGCCCCGTACCGGGCTATCATGTCGTCGTCCGCCGTGACGGGGGAAAACTGGCGGCGCAGCCAAAGAATGTCTTCCCGCACGTCGTCCATATACAGGGCCAAGCCTTTAGCTACGGCGGACAACGGTCCCGGCGAGAATATGGCGGGCCAGTTGAGGGAGTCATGGAAATATTTCCAAAAGCGGCTCATGGTTCGCCCCTATTCCGCGTCCGTCCAGACGGTTGAAAGGGACAAATCAATCAGCACGGCCAACCCGTCCGCCGGAATCTCCACGTCTTCCTGCGGACTTTCCCAGCGGATACGCTTCACGCCGGAAATGCCCACAATGCCGGACGCCAAACGGTCCCGCACAACGTCCTTGCCGATTGAAAAACGCGGAATGTCGGAGTCGTCGCCGTAGGAAAACATGGCCTTGACCCAGTTTTCCGCCTGCGCCTTGATGCCGTCCGCATCCCCGGAAAGCAGTTCCAGTACGGCGCGAACGGATACGGAAACAGGCGCGGGCGCTTTAGCCTTCACGTCATGGTTTATGACAATGGCATTGTCCAGCGCCGCTTTTACGGCTTCCAACAGTTTGGCCGTGGGAATTCCGGCGCTTCCCTGCACAACGACGTCAACTGTGCCTTCGCCGCGCGGATGCTGATCCGCCACATACACGTCAACCACGCCCGGAACGGACAGGGCCGCCGCTTCATAGGCCGCGCGGGTCACCCCCGCTTTTGCCTTCCATGCCAGTTCATAACGGCGCTGTAAGCTGGCGTCGCTTTCTTCGTCCGCGCCTTCATCCGTCAGCCAGTCCGCGCCGTTGGTTACACCCCGGACGCCTTCAACCGGCGTCACCAGTTCGCATATCTGCCCCGGCGCGGCGTTGGAACTCTGCCCGTATTCCTCGGCCACCACCGACACGGCCACGGAATCCGCGCCGTCGGGCAGAACGGCAAGAGCTTCCGTCACATAGCGGTAAACAGTTCCGGTGCCGTCCGGTTTCGTCCGCAAAATGCGCCCGGCGGGAATCCGAACATTGCCCGACACGTCGCCGCGCAAGAAAAGGACTCTTCCATGCGTCTTCGTCGCGGGCTTGCGCGTTTCGTCCACCTGCGCGGCATGTACGTCCAGCCAGTCCCCCGTGGATTCGCGCGGTATGGCCTGCCGGTGTATGCGGCCAAGAAAGTTGTAGAGTTGCCACAATCCCCACGCGAACAATTCAATAAAGCCCCGCGCAATCCCCTTGTTCAAGTTCAATCGGGCGGGAAGCCAGCCTTTAGCGGCGTATTCGTCTTGCACGGCTTCAATTCGGGCGAACAGACCGGAACGAATATCGCCAATGCTCTTAGAAAGCCGGGGTGAGGTCTTCATGTCTGCCATCGCTAATCACCAGCGTTTTAACGCTCTTATCCGCCTGAACAACCAAGTTCAGAGCATGGTCAACATCCACAAAGCGCCACGAAACGGAAACCGAAAGGCTTTTTTCATCCCATTTGAGAATGACGTTTTTGACGGACCCCACCACGACGCGCGGGTCTTCCTCAACGCGCATGGTCACTTCCGCCAAGAATGCGGCCCGCGTTACTTCGGTGCTGTCCTCATAAACCCAGTCATAAAGAAGCGACCCGAAGTCCCGGTCATAGAACAGCGCCCCTAAGCGCGTGAACAGGCGGAACTTGACGTCTTGAACGCCCGTTTCCACGCCTTGCGTCAAAACCAGTTCGCCGTTGGCCGCCACGCGGGCTTGCCCGGATTCGTCAAGCGATATATCCTGTCCCCAAAGGTCCGTAACGTTGCTCATGGGAACAACGTACCCCGGATACAAAAGAAGCGCCCGGAAAGGACGCGTTCCATGCGAAGATTTTTTATGAACTTGCTTGCTTGTTTTAGGAGGTCCAACAATGAATAGCTATATGAGTGAGGAAACTCAATCGGGAGCCATTGCTCGTGCAATTGAAGCGTGGGGAGGGGGACACGATACGGAGTTTACCGCCAAAAACATTAAGGCTACTGTCTGTATCGATAATCATTCCGAAAAAGAATTAGGCTATGGAGACGTGAATTTCCACTATGATTCGTCTGGAACAATGAAGGTTCGTTTACTTTTCACGCCTTTATTTAGGTTTTTTACTGAGTTTAATTTACTCTTTCAAAAATTTTTGTTTGAAGATGGCAAGTTACAAATTATAGGGACAGATAAATCTCAAGATAATCAATATAATACATATACCGTGACTCTTTCCCAACTTTAAATTCTTCCCCCGCTCCGGCTTCCGGCGAAACTGTTCCCGGCAACTGAGCTATCCCCACTTACGGTCAACCCCCCGTTGACCGTAAGTGGTCCATTCACCGTAAGGCTTCCCGTTGTCGTCCGGTTGACGTTTTCCGTGACTTCGCCGGTTCCGCCGTCCGCGCCGAACCCACTTTCGTTGCCCTTTTTGACGATTTGCGGCGCTTGAATCGTCAGCGTTCCCGCCGCTTCCACCGTGGCGTTTCCCCCGGCTTTGATTTCCGCGTTGCCGCCCACTTCAACGCACCAGTTCGCAGGGGTCAGCGTGATAATGTTGTGCGTCGGGTCAATTTTGACGGAAACGCCCGGTTCCTGCTGGATAATCAGGGCTTCAAGCTCACAGTCGGGGGCGCTGTTGCCTTGCCAGCGGAAGTTCGACACGCGCGGATAGTTGGGGTCGCCGTCGTAGTAACTCAGGTCGCACAACGTCCCTACAGCGGGGGGACACACAATGCCGCGCTTGGGACCGCCCCAAAATATAGGAATCTCCACGCGCGGAATGACGGGTTCCGAAGGGTCCGGGCTTTCATCATTCCGCAAGGGCTGAACGTCCGCGTAGTATTGCCCGGCGCTGGCATAGGACGCCACGACTTTGGCCTTGCGCGTCACTCTGTAATAGTTCCGAAGGTTCGGCATGGCTAACTCCATGGCGCGGGCAAGCAGTTTCAACAGGCTTTTATTTTCTTTCATTATCCCCATCCTGCGTCTTGGCCGTAGCCTATGGTCGTTGTATTGCCGCCCGCGCCTAGGGCGTGGATAACTTCCTGCGCCCGCACAAGTTCCGAATATTGTCGCCGGGCGTCGCGTATGCGGACATTCCGGCTATGGGTCAACCCCGGCAAGACCGTTGATACGGCATAAGACATGCCGGACGGATTCGGGCTGTTCGTTATCAGGTTGGCCCCTGATTCCACCACGAAAACATCGCCGGGTTCGCCTTCATCTGACCAGTACAGACCGGATTCCCCCAACCAGACGGCATGGCGCGAAAGATCATGTCCCCAGCTTCGTTCGAGGCTGGCGGCAAGCTGTTTGATGGCCCGCGCCACCGTTACACCGGAAAAAACGATATGGGGGAACGGTTCCGTCGGAACGCGGATGCCCGCCACCGGCAACCCCGTTGCCGC